AGAATTAGAACAAGCCAGCATGGATTGGTATTTAGAACATAATGCTAGAGGGCCAGTGGCTGCTGATGGTTGGGAGGGATATTAATGAGAAAAACATTAGCAGACCTTAGAGGTAAGCTTGTCGCTTGGAGGGGTTGGGAAACCAGCCAGAGGCACAACAGAACATGGATTTGTATTTCCAAAGCCTATGTAATCAGATGGGATAGAAATGCTGCCATACAAAAAATTGTAGAAAAAAAAGGTGGTTTTTATATAGATCACTTTTGGTTATCTGGTGATAAAGAAAAAATAGAACCTCAACCAATAAAGCTCTATAACAAAGTTGGCGGTGTTGGTATTGTTAGAACATACATGAGAAAAAACGGATCTATTGACTACACAATAAAAATGCCATCTGACTTATGGAATGTAGAAAGTTTTATTGATTTATACAATGATGAATATAAACAGACAACACCTAAACAAAAGATAGAAAGATTAAATGAAGGTTTAAGACATATAGAAGATCATGAAAAGTTTGATGAGCATATTTTATATGGTTTAACCAGATCAGTAAGCAGTTTAAAAAATGAACTTTTAGAGGAAAAAAGATATATACAAAATTCTGTTGAAGCAACAGAAAAAGCGTTAAAGACAGCGACCATGAATGGAAAATGCACAGACTTAAATTTATTTAGAAAACAAAAAAAACAAAAATCAAAAGGTTTTGGATTTAGTTCTCAAATTAAAGAAGAGGCAATCCCACCATATGACGATCCGCTATGGTGATGGTATATATGTCTTATGGACATATCTGTGCAACTGAGGGCTGATGATTGCTTAAAACTTAAGCAGTTTCTTAGTAAAAACCCATCTACTAAATCAATTGGCCCTTTTCCAGAACATTTAGATTCTGGCACTATAGCTAGAATTTGTTTTGGATTAGAAAATGCACTTAACAAACTTTAGTCGGGAAGCCTGACGATCAATGAAAAAAGGGATCTGAAAGCTATAAAAAACCTATCGCAACACGTAGGAAAAGCAGGGCAGCCACGCGAAGGGCTGATGTATCTCCCGACTACACCAACATTGACTCTTCATAAGCTTTGATTTCTTGCATATCAAAATCTTTTACCTGTAGTTTTGGGATTCTGGAAATTTTATAATTATGTTTCATAATCTTTTCCCTGATATAGTCAGTGATCCATTTGCCTTCATTCACTGTTAAATCTGCCCTAAAATCTTTTGTTATATAAACCTTATGATCTACTCCGCGTAAATCTATATCTAATAATTTTCTAACAAGATTTTCTTTTCTGTTTTCTTTTAAAAAATGTAATTTTTGTCCTGATGGTTTTTCAATTCTTCTCATAATTTTTATCAATTGTAGTAATTTTTATGGTTGCACCAGCTTGAGATTCTAGGTCACAATATTTCTTATCGGCAAGTATTTTAACCACCTGTTTATCGTCAGCAAATGCTGATCCTGTTAAACCATCAAGTAACCCACGACACAGTTTATCTAAATCACCCTTATGTTTTGATGTTACAAATGTTGGAGCATCTTGCCTTAAAAGTTTTTTTGAGTCATAGTGAACTTTCGGACGTTTAAACAAAAACGTAACTTCTATTGAAACTGGTTCTTCAATAATCCCGTCAACACAAACCAACTTCGCCATAATACCAACCTGATCTCGCCATGACTTCAAGCGTTTACAGGTGTCAATCATCATCGGTTGCCCTTTTATATTTTTGCCTACAAATTTCTTACTGCCCTGAGGTGCAGCTTCAATCCCTTTAATTGTTATCAGATATTCCATAAATGAGTTTTATTCCAGAAAATACACCATTTATAGCATTACCAACAGCTTTAAAAGGTAAAGTAACCCCGCACCAGCTTACAGTCTTATGGGTCTTACAAAGCTATTATCCAAACATTTGGCCTTCTTATGCGACTATTGCCAAAGATGCAATGATGTCCAGATCAACAGTGATTAGAACTGTAAACGAATTGGTAAAGCTAAACCTATTGCAAAAACAATATAGAATCGATGAATTTAACCAGAGAACAAACTGCTATCGGGTTAATATTTGGAGTCATATCAAAGCATTACCTATACAAGACCCAAGCTTTCATGGGGGGTATCTCACAGGAACTAGGGGTAGTGTCACACAGACACTAGGGGGGTGTCAGAGAGACACTGGGGTGGTGTCAGAGCTACACCCTAAGAAAAACAATATAACTAAAACAAATAACTATAAAACTAATAAAAGCTTTTCCTATGAAAATTTTGATACCTTTTGGAAAGCATACAAAGCAATCCCTACAACATTGCGTGTTGTATCGCAATCCAGAAAGCTCGCAGAGGCGCAGTTTATGAAATTAAGTAAAAACATACAGACAAGACTACTTCAATGCCTTGAGGCCGATTTAAGAGCTAGATCAAAGCAATTAAAAGCTGATAACTTTACTCCATTGTTCCCCGATTGCTTCAGATGGATTAAAAACGGCCAATATGAACAGTACTTAGAGTTGCCATCTGTAAAGAAAACAGCTACATTTAAAAAACCTAAAAACACCCCTTTTTAAAACACCCCATGATAAATTCAAAAATTTATTATGCTTATCATAAATATTCTGGAATGATAGGCTACAAAAAAACAAAAGAAGGATCTAAAATAACTTATACAGAACCTAAAACCTTTAGCCAAAATACAGGTGGTGTTTCATTGCCAACAGTAGCGTCTTTAAAAGATAAATTTACTAATGATGAAGGATATTTTTATTATCAAAAAAATGATATTTTAAGAACAAATGAAAAGCTATAAACGTGCAGCTATAGACAGGGAAGTTACATTCAACATTCCTGACTACGAATGTTTTGCCTGTAACGACACTGGAATAGTCCACAATTCAGACGGACTTGTAAACAATCATTATCCCGACTACGACATACTTGAGGACGGCAGAAGATCCACTGGTTCTGATTTAGCTCTTATCTGTCACTGTCAAAAAGCAAATACAACTTACGACATAGACGGTTCTATTATTTCTCATGGTTTTAGAACTGAGACTGGTGAGATAAGAAACAAACTTGGGGTAGAAATACCAATCGATGTTGCCAGAGACATACACAACATCAGAAAAAAAGGCTGGGCTGACACACAAAAGCTCATGAATAAAATTATTGCTAAAAACATTAAGCAAAACAAAACTAACTTACCGCCAGAAGTGCAAAAAGTTAAAGATCAATTAAGAACTTTTACCATGAAATCATTATGAAATTAGACTCAGAATCTTCTTTACCACTTGATGCCTTAAAAGGTGCTTATGTATATAAATACATAAAAGTGGATGGAGTAGAAAGAGAACTTTCATACCGTATTTATAACTTTTCTATTGAATTTGGTGGCTTATTTGAAAACCCCAAAAATGAGTGGGAAATGACAGGATATGAACTACATGAAGTAAGTGTTATATTAATTCCCTTTGAAGATGGAAAATGGAATACAGACAAAAGCATTGGAATGACTTTAGAAAGTCTTAAAGATTACACAATACAATTAGATAGTGGTCATCCAAAGGAGTGGGAATGAAAGCAGAAGAAAAAATAAAAGCAGCACAGTCAAGAATAATTGAGTTAAAAATTTTATTAAAACACTGGGAAAAACAAGAAAAATCTACAAAAACCATCAATTCAAGCTACATTTAGCTTAAAAAAACTACTTTGCCTTCTATTAACGACCTTCATAACGATCCTAAAAACGCTAGAAAGCGTACAGATCGTTCTTCTAAACTTATAAAACAAAGTCTTGAGCAATATGGTGCGGCAAGATCAATAGTAATAGATGAAAATAACCGCATACTTGCTGGCAATGGAACAATCGCAGGGGCTAAAGCCGCAGGGATTAAAAATTTAAAAATAGTAGAAGCTGATGGTGATGAAATCATTGCTGTAAAAAGATCAAACCTTACAGAAGATCAAAAAGTAGGTTTAGCAATAGCAGACAACAGAACTGGTGACTTATCAGAGTGGGATATAGATATGCTTGAGCAACTTTCACAAGAGCATGATTTAAATGATTTTTTTGATAAAAAAGAACTTGATGACATACTTTCTAAAAAAGAGGTATTACCAACAGAAGGTTTAACAGATCCTGATGACGTTCCAGAAGTACCAGAAGAACCTAATACAAAAGAGGGTGATTTATATATTCTTGGCAACCATCGTCTTTTATGTGGTGACTCTACAAATATTCAGCACGTTGAAAAACTTATGGATGGCAACAAGGCTGATATGGTTTTTACTGATCCTCCTTATGGAATTAAATATCAAAGACACATAAAAAACAAAAAACCATCTCAAGAAATGATATTAAATGACTCTATTTCTTTGGGTTGGCTTGTCAATTTACCGCAAGGGATTCCCTCATACATTTGCACGAGATGGGACATTTACCCAACTATTTACGATGAAATTAAAAAAATAGGAAACATCAAAAATGTAATTGTGTGGGATAAGGAATCAAATGGAATGGGAGATTTCAATACAACATTTGCCCCATCCCATGAATTTATTATTTATGTTGCAAATAAATCTGAAATTTTGCATGGAAGGAGGGAAAGGGATGTGTGGCAAAGCGTTAGAGATCATGGCCTTCATCCAACACAGAAACCAATAGAACTAATCGAGAAAGCAATAAATAATCATACTGCAAAGTCTATTCTTGATCTTTTTGGTGGTTCTGGTTCAACTTTAATTGCTGCTGAACGTCTTTTAAAAAACGCTTATCTTATGGAGTTAGATCCAAAATACTGTGATGTAATAATTAAAAGATGGGAGGATTTTACAGGCAACACTGCAAAACGTGTATCATTTAACTAATGGCAAAAAAAGGTACACAAGCAGAAACAATTATCCGCGCTCAAAAGTTTGCTCGCATAATTGCAAACGGAGGACGTAGATCCGACTGTGTACGTTATGCAGCCGAAAACTGGGGGGTTCAAGAAAGAGCCGTAGATAAGTATCTAGGCATGGCTCGTGACCAGTTAAAGGCCGATTGGGATATGGAAAGACCTCAGATGATAGCTGATCTTTTATCACAATGCAGCACCTTACAGATGGAAGCTAGAAGGGCTGGTCAATATCACATTGCTTTAGGTGCAATTAATACCGCAGCAAAATTAGCACATCTTTGTTCGTGAGTTTTTTAGATACTGTTTCTACTGGTCATGTATTGCAAAAAGGTTTTTTAACTACTGATGTTGATACTGATGAACTTTTAAATCGAATTAGAACAGATTTACATCCACCGCAGCAGCAGTTCTTTGATAACGAATCAGAAATTGTTGGTCTATCTGCTGGTTATGGTGCTGGTAAAACTAGAGCTTTATGCAGCATGGCTATAAAACTAGCAGCACAAAACATAGGTTATATCGGGGCGGTTATGGAACCAACTGCCCCATTAATCAGAGACATTTGGCAAACAGACTTTGAACAGTTCCTTGAGCAATATGAAATACCATATACCTTTAGAGCTAGTCCACTACCTGAGTACACAATTCATTTTCAAGAGGGAGATAGCAAGCTTTTATGCAGATCATTCGAAAACTGGTCAAGGATAATAGGCTTGAATCTTTCACATGTGCTGGTAGACGAAATAGACGTAGTATCACCATCTATAGCAAATAGAGCCTTTCCTAAAATACTTGGACGATTAAGAGCTGGTAATGTCAGACAGTTTTGTGCAGCTTCAACACCAGAAGGCTTTCGTTGGTTATACAACACCTTTGGTACTGATGAAGCTAAGGAACGTAAGGACAGGCATTTAATAAAGATGAGGACGCAAGATAATCCACACTTACCAGAAGATTTTATAGAACGTATGCAGGCAAATTACGATCCATCAATGTTGCAGGCATATCTAAATGGAGAGTTTGTAAATCTTACAACTGGTCAAGTTTATGATCGTTTTGACAGGTCACAAAATGTAATTACAGAAAAACCAGAGATACAGATAGAACCATTACGAATTGGTATTGATTTCAACATTGGAAACATGAACGCTGTTGTTGGAATTGTAAAAGATCAAAAATTATTAATATTTGACGAAATAACTAAAGCTCATGACACAGATGCACTTGCTCAAGAAATAAAAGCCAGATACGGTTACAATAAAATATATATTTACCCAGATGCTAGTGGAGGAAACAGGAGTACAAACAGTAGCCAAACTGATATTGCCATTCTGGAGTCGTATGGGTTCAGCAATCAGTCGCCACGCAGCAATCCGCCAATCAGAGACAGGGTTTCTTCCGTACAGGCTCTTTTATGTAACGGCAAAGGGATGTCCCGTTTATTTATCCATGCCAGTTGCAGAAAGCTAATTGAATCTATGGAATTACAGTCATACACAGAGAAAGGTGAACCAGATAAAGAATCTGGATATGACCACATGGCTGATTGTCTTGGATATTTGATTTGGAGAGAATTTAATCCATTGTTTGCTCGTGCAGGGCGACCAACAGGAATTAGAATATATTAAAAGTAATGATACTATGAGGAAAAACTGTGTATAGCTCATTAAATATTTATAACCAACCTATAACACAGGCTGTATCAACAGTTGAATCACCAAATGCGGCATATCAACGCATGGCACAGTTTTGGGATTTGATAACAGACTTGAAAGAGGGTACATATAAGATCAGAAGTGAACATAGAAAGTATCTGCCACAGGAGGCAAGAGAAACAGATGATAGTTATGACGTAAGGCTTAGTAGATCAACTGTTGTTCCTTACTTGCAGAGAATTGAAAAAATGCTGTCAGGTATGCTCACAAGAAAACCAGTAAGGCTTGATGACGTTTCTGACTTAGTAAGAGAACAATTATTTGATGTTGACCTAGAAGGAAATGATCTTAATGTCTGGTTATACGAAACAGCCAGAACAGCGATTTCATTTGGTCATGTCGGGGTATTGGTAGATGCACCAAAAGAAGGCGATAAGACCAGACCTTACTGGGTGACATATTCGCCACGAAATATTCTTGGGTGGAGAAGTGAAATTATAGATGGTGCAAGACAGCTTACACAGTTAAGGTTGTTGGAGAATGTTGTAGAACCTGATGGAAAGTATGGAGAAAAGCAAGTAAAGCAAATAAG